CAGTAGACTGTAGCGGGGATCTCAAACCCCATCTCTAACAGCCATTCCACGTCAAACTTAGCATTGTGGGCCACAATAACATCAGCTTCTTTAAGTGCTGCTTTCAAAAGATCTGGGCTATCTGGCTTGTCTTGCTCGTTATGAAAGAAGATCAGGTTAGTAACCGTATCGACCTTATCCCAGCCAATGAAGCCAAAGTGTGCTGAAACGCAGCGGTTCTCAGGATTAAAGGGGCTGTTGTCTATCTTCTCGCCCAGCTTTTTAACTGTAGTTTCCAAATCCAACACAAGTGTCTTCATCATGCCGTAAAACCTGCCAACTTAGCAGCTATTTTAATCTGAATAGAATGTAACGATTGGATCAGTAATTGCTGCTCATCAAGTAGCTCCTGAAGACCTGCAACTTTCTTAACGACATTTTTCTGCTCTTCTTTTTGTAGCTGTTCATAATGTTTACGGACGTTGGTTTCATCAAGCATCACGTCCTCCCATAAAATTTGGTGTTTAAACTTTCGTCAGGTTTATCAAACAGATACCAACAGGCATTGTCCTTGCCTGCTGTTTTGTCGAACCACTTAACCCTACCGATGCTTACGATCTTACGAAGGCGTGGGAGGAAATGTATTGACTGTTTTGTGTGGACCCAATCGCTATCAAACAGCAGCCATGTAGGCCGCATATCTGAGAAGGTTTCGATCAAAGGATGCAGAATAGACCTCTCCCACGGTGGATTGGTTATGATAAGATCTGCATCAAACAGATGGTATTCTTCCAAGAGCCTAGCATCTTGAATCCAAATATCTGAACTTTGAGGTTCAATGTCATAGGAACCAGAACAGGTTAGACCTATGGCTTGTAAGGAGCGAATAAGCGCCCCATCACCAGCACACGGCTCACAGAAGTTCTGAGTTTCCTGCAAGAACGGACGAAGCGGCTCAACAGCTTCTATCGGTGTTCTATAATAGTCACGGGGCTTTCGCTCAAAGTTAGATCGTTTACCCATTATTCTACATACCTGCTAATCTCAGGCTCGATCTGACAGATCACGCAACCGTGGTAGCCAGAAAGCTTGTTTTTGCTGACATTGATGAACCTGGTATGATCAGGATTATCATCCTCACTGGTACTATATTTTGCTATACCTAGAATAAGATCAGCTTCTGCAGCCTTGCCTGTCTTACTGCCCTCAAGCATACTGAAATCTATGCGGGTTTTACCGTCAGCTTCAGCAGAAGCTTGTGACACACCAAGCAGCGCACAGTCATGCCGTTTGGCTAGTTCTCGCAGGGACCGATATAGTTCACGAATACGTTCATGGCTGGCGTTGTAGTTGCCAGCGATAGAAACCTTGTCACTTTGATCTATGATTAAGACGTCCGGTTTTATCTTCTCGCAATAGGCGCTGATGGTATCAATATCCCACTCTTGAACGTCCTTCATAATCAGGCGGTCTTTGATGGACAGATACTTGCTCATAGCTAGATCAGGGTTGTCGGCAATTTGCTCACGGGTCATGCCGCTGCAGGCTTGGATAGCTCTTAGCTTTGTTCGTGTAGTCTTCTCTTCATTGCCGAGATACAGAACCTTCGCACCTTGCTGGCAAAAGCCGCCTGGACCAGCACAAAGTGATATCACAAACGCTGATTTACCTGTTTCGGGTCTGGCAAATACAATACCAAACTCCGAGGGACCGATGCCATAGACATTTCGAGCCAGTGTCTCAATATTGAACTTCCAGCGATTCTCATCAGATGTCTCTGCTAACAGTTCATAAATATCGTCCGTAGTTGCTTCACCAAACGAGTCAGGTAGATAGCTATCTCTTGTACGCTCCAGTAATGACTGAAGTTTAGCCATAGCTGAGGTATCACCTTCGCTCATATTAATACCGAGATTTGCAACATCTCTGCCTATTTCTCTGCGCCACAGAGTTTCAATAACGTCAGCCGCAACGTCAGAGTTAATAGGCTCAATTGCTTTTAAGTGTTCGATTAGATCTTTAAAGTCTGCGCTTTCCGATGCAGTTGCTACCGGATTATCTGCAACCCAGAGTGATAGCAGATCGTCTGGCTTTAAATCTGTTTCATATTTTATGTGTGCCGAACTTAATAAATCATAAAGATGTCCGGTATCGTCTGAAAATATAGATCTTCGTAGCTTACTTGTTACTGCCTGATATGTATCGTTAACTAATAATGATTTTATTAATTGTACTTCCATGCTCCCTGCCTTTCTTATGTGGCACTTCTAGGGGAGTAGCTATAACAGCGATTAGGAATAAAAAAAGCCCCAATCTTTCGACTGAGGCATTTTAAATAATTAATTGTTTTAAAGTAGTGGTTTAGCTATTTCTAAACTTCATAGACTTGATGTCAGGTGTATGATCACCTCGACGCTCTTTCATGTCTACTTGATGAAAAACAACACGTTTGTTGCCTTTTGTAATTGAGGCTATTGCCTCTTGAAGTTTAGTTTGCTCTTCAGCTGCTATTAAAAAGTCATCTTCAAATTCGTAATCAATTACCACGATGCCTCGGCATTTCATTGTCTTTTCCTTTTTTTAAGTCGCTGTAGGCGATGCGACTGATACTTTTAACGTACTGATCCAGTACGCACACATTGCTATCGCATCCATGAGATGCGCCTTTCATATTCCACTGGCTTAAAGCAGCTTTAAGTTAAGTTGTTGGTGGACCCATCTTCGGGTGTCGCCACATGCTGGACATATAGACGTAAATCCAGTTTTTGTAATGCGGATACTTTGTAAAGAATATACCCCAGAACCAACCAGTACCGCCGTGTTTTAAAGAAGACACCCAACTTTTAACAAATAAAATGCCGCCAGATGAGTAACTATGGTGGTGATCCAAGCGAGATTTCATCTGTCGCATACACCTAATTCTTTTTCTGCGATGTTTTACTCTCTTCATCATCTTCATATCAGGACCCCCCCAGTGGTCCGCTGCATCGTATAGTCGGCAGCATTCTACATAATTAAATTTACAATTTCATCACTAGATAAGTGTTTCAAATCATGCTGCGTTAACCTAACACAACAGTTCATACCTACCTTTCGTATTAGCATTAGTGCTTTAGCTGATGCGTCATTGTCAAGGATCAATGTCACTTTATTAAACTTTTTTAATGATTTTGTTATATCCTTGTTTATATTAGTTCCTAATAACGCAACGCCAGTTAGATACGACACGTTACTAATGGCACAAGCGGATGGCACATCTTCGACCATAACTGCGTGATCACCCTGCCCCACATGAATGCCGCCGGTTACATCGCCGTAGGTCCACCACTTTGTTTTTATAGGCCTCAAGGAACGCCCTACAGCACCACTGTTGTCCTGATTATAGAAAAGCACCCTGTTCTCTTTCACAGCATACCTGATGTTTATATCCCCACGCTCATATGCAGCCATAGAGTTAACTGACTTTAGATAATCAATTGCTGCAGGGACATTTTCTATTTTTGTGGTAATTTCAGGTATTGCACGATAGCTAGCCCGTCTTCGTGCAGAAGAATCACCAGAGAGATATTTCTTAACACTGGCAACACTTCTACCTTCAACGAGAGATCCACGCACGGTGCAGGATGCTCTGTAGCAATTCCAAACCAGCTTTCCGTCAAACTTATCTATGGTAAATTTATTCTTACCCCCGCAAAACGGACAGTCCATAGTCTTTCGATCTCCATCTTTTAGCCTGACGGTTTTAATGATGGAGACCTGATCTTTGTAACTAAACACGCCGAGATATCCTGAGTATCTCACCGCAATCGCCGCACATCTTTTTAAATATATAAGATCTCTCTTCGTCTATTATCGTGCAGCCTATTAACAATTTTGGTGCAGTCATGTAGGTAGCCATCACGGCTGGTTTTCCTGTACATATGGTGAGGAAGCAATCTTCACATATAAATGTCTTTTCTGTTATAAAGTCATCTGCGCCTACAAGTTCTTTTTTTATTTTTTCTGCCACTTTGTTAGTCCCTTGCTTAGTGCCTCATATTAATCTCTGCCGAGTGGCGTAAGATTATACAATAATGAAATTAGGTCAAGCACTGTACTAAGTGGCGTAGTTATGGGCGAATATATAAAATATCGCCGTAACTGTCTGTTATCAATGGTTAATGCCCTACCGGATTGGTCAGAGGTTCAAGTCCTCTCGGGCCTACCAGCCATTGATAACAAACGACTTTTTCAAAATTATATTCTTTTGTATACTTTTATATCGGTTTCATGTCAATTTTGATTTTATTTACACGAAAAATCGACTCTATTTACCTTGATTGTAACTATGCGGTCTAGCACAATGATCCATTACTTCACGGGTCCAGTATTTTGAATCGCATTTAAT